CCACTTCTTGCAATCCCACTTCGGATTGTTCTGTGCGTAACACAGTGCTCTCTGTTTCTTGCTTTTGAACGGCATCTTCTTTTGGTTTTAATTCCTCGCTAGGTATTACTACTTTAGTAACATCTTCTTTTCTTTCTAACATAGGCTCTTTAATACTTACCTTTGTTATAGCTGGAGAATCGCTTGATAATTGCTTTGGTGTTTTTGATTTACCTTTTAAGCTAAAATCACCTTCCTGTTTAACAGGTTCATTTGTTTTTACTTCTGACATAATATAATATAATTAAATAATTAAAATTCTAACTTGGACCAAAATCTTCTAAACCAAATCCATCAAGATTGTCGTTACCTGAAGACTCAAAGTCTTTTGGTAGTAAATCGTTTTGTCTTTGATCTATTAATTCTGATTGCTGTGTTCCTTGTATTTTTACTCTTTTATCTTTACGGTCTTCTATCTCTTGTTCTCTCTGTTGTTCAGAGCCAATTTTAGCTTTAGCTAATTGCATTTGATAATTAAATTCTTCAGCCATCAATTCTCTTTTTATTTGAGCTTCAGCTTGCATTCTTTGTATTTCAAACTGAGATTTAGCTTGTTCAATGCTAACTTTTTCAGCAGTTATAGCTTGTTGCTTTTGAACCTCATTCATAGCGGCTTGCTCTGCTTGTTGAGCGTTTGCTTGCGCTTGAGCTTGTATGTTAGCTTGTTGAGCTTGTTGCTCTCTTTGAATTTTTTGTGTTTGTCTAAGTTTTATATATTGATTAGCTAGTTTAATGTTTTTAATGTTTCTAACATCTATAGCATCAGATAAAGCTATAGCTCCTGATTGTAATGCTATTTGAACATTTTGCTCTAAAGAAGCCTTATCTTCTTCTTCTGGCTCTAATTCTAAATGTATACCAAAATCATGTAATTGTAAAGTAACTAACTCTTCTAATGTACCTACGTTGAATGTTCCTAGAGAATTACCTAACGATTGTTTAGTTAAAGGATTTTGTATTAAATCAGCCGCTTTTAAAGCAATGTTTTCACACATTCTTAAGCTTATATACAGCAAAGATTCTAGTAAATGATTGGTAGCTATGTTTGATGCGTTTGCAGCCATTTTTTGTAAACCTACTAAAGCGTCTTTATTCTGTGCACTACCGTCTCTAGCTTCATTAAGCCCAGTTACATCTCTGATCATTTGTAAGTAATATTGATAAGTACCAATAAGACTTTGTATCTTTGCTTGACCAGATGATGAATTTAATTCTTGAATAGGTACTTTACCGGCATTCATACCACCTTCTTGAGTAAGTGATCTACCTACTATAGAACCTGTTTGAAAATACATATTTAAAGCCTCTGCAGGATTATAATTTGTTCCATTACCAAGATCTACTTCAGCTAAGCCATCCATATCTAAGAATACACCGTCAGGTACTATTCTAGACATCACCTGTTGCAATTTAAGATGTGTTAGTTGAATCATATCAGCAAACCCAGTTATTCTACTTACAAGAGATTCTATTCTTCCTCTGTACATTCTAGGTGCTGATATACAGTAATTCATTTCCACTTTAGTAGTGTCAGCCAAAGGACGCGTCATATTTTCTGCAAGCTTCCATTCTAGCATTGTGTTATTACCAATAACTTTAGCACCTGTATATAAAACCTCTATAGTTCTGTAAACTCTTTCAAAATTATCATTAGGCGGCGGATTAAATTCATCAGTTTTTTCTAATGCTTTTTCTAAACCCTGATCTGTTCTTTTTATTTTAAAAACCTGATTCATGTAAGTCTTATATTCAAAGTACATTACTTGAACAGTGTTTTCATCATAATTACCCCAACCTTGAATGTATTGGGAATTACCAGGCATTTGCTGTATTCTTAATAATTCTTCTTCAGGTAGGTCAGGAAATTGCTTCTTAAGTTCTGGAATAGTTACTGACTTTAATTCACCTACGTAATATATATCTTCAAAATTTGGATCCTCTGTATAAGAATAAACCATATGTGCTGGATCTACATAATCAATCTTTATTCCTTCAGTTATATCGTACCTTGTCTTAGAAGCGGCTATACCTAAAACTGTTAAATCGTAAGCTAATCTTTTCTTTATTTGTTCAAATTTATTATTACTAAGTACATTATTAATTACTTCTTCTTCAGCTATTTCAACAGCTTGCTTGTAATTCATCTGCATGTACAAATCTAATTCCTCTTTACTAGCTGGAAGTGTTGCTGGGTTGCTTGAATTAAATAAGTTTAAACCTAATTCTTTTTGAAATGAATCTAAAACGTCTTTTTGATTTATATCTCTAAGTACAGCTTTAGCATATTCAGTTTTTTCTTGTTTAGAATATGGATCTTCTGCTACGGCTTTTATATCATACGATTTGTTAGACATGCCATTAACAACTATATCTACAAATTTAGATATAACTGCAACTGGTTTCCAGTCTAAATTAAGATAAGACAAATCACCATTTATAGATAACTCGTCTTTATATTTTTGAATACTTTGCTCTCCTCTAGCGTATTGTCTTAATTCGTGAAAAGTGCTATAAGATCTAGCGTATCTATTACCGCTTCTACCTCCTTGAAACCATTCTTGTTCAATAGCTCTACCGACCTGAATTCCATAATCAATACTTGATTTTTCTTCGTCGCTAACCACTTGGCTAGGAAATGAACTATTAGTGTTAGTCTGTATTCTCATTTATTGTATAATTTTTGATGATGCTCCTTTGTTGTCGTATTTTTTTATACCTAAGTTTATACTTTTATATTCTTTTACAGCTGAAGGTATGTATCTGTTTTTGTTACAAGCCATTAAAGCTAATCCAGAACTTATAGATGCATCATGCTTTGTTCTATTATTTATATTAAATCTTGCCCAGTCTTCTAGTGTTCTTTGAAAATACATATCACCATAGCCTACATTTGTTTTACCAATGCTCGTATTTATATATGTTTCTATTGCAGCGGCATGAGCCTGCTTTATATCTTCACTGGAGTTAGGTATACCACCTATTTCTCTTTCTGTTACTGATAATTTATTCCAAGCCTTGTCTGGTCTATTCATCGAATAACCTCTATAACCTCTTCTCTTAAAATGATATAATAATCTAGGTTTATTGTTTTCACATAATATTGGCATGCTATAGAATACACAAGCCATTAAGACGTCTTCAAAAAATATCTCTGCAGTTTGAGGTCTAGCTATATACTCTAAGAAGAAATGATTAGGAGGTACATCCTCCATACTAAACTTAGTTAAGCCATGTAAAGATCCATTAGATCCTCTTCCGTCAACCGTACCTGATATATCATAGCTATCACATCCAAAAGCACCAGTGTGTTCATTTGCTGGGTATTTACTCCCATTCTTTACTATCACACGATTTTGTAGATTAACAGGCGGAACCCAAGACACTTTAAACCTACCATCTTTATTTGGTACAAATATAACGCTTGAATCTATTTTACCATCGTGCCACTGAAAACTACCAGTAGTGATTATCGATGTATTCCTAAGATCTACGTTATAATCTATTTGTTCGTATATTTTTGTTAAATTAAATAAAGACTCTTTAGCTTCATCTCTGAAAGCGTGCTCTTCTGTTCTAGGGAATTGTCTATAAAATTCATTTAAACCGTCTTGATCATCTTTTAATCCTTCAACTTCATTTTGCCAAAACTCTAATACACCTATTTTTATAGGATCTCCATATACATCTACAACCTCTTTTTTGGGTGTATCGAATACAGGAAACCCATGAGAATCAATGTATCCTTCGTAGTTCCACTCCATAGGAATGAACAGAGAATAGAGTCCTGAACTAGTCTGCCCATTGGCGTTTCTCGTTGTAACATCTGATCCATTATATAATTTCTTAAAATTGTCACCACCTTTATCTAAAGCATTTGAGGTTGAACCCATCATGCATTTTCCGATAATTCTAGAACCTAATCTTAGTGTTGTTTTTGTAACTCTCCAATTGTTAAGTATGTTGTTTGGTCTTTCCCATTTACCTGATTCGTCATGAACAAGAAGCTTTAGTTTTTCCCCATCATAAGCGTTATCACCCGTGTTTTTCCAGTCAATTGTAGTGTCAAGACCTGTAAGAGTATCATCTCTTTCTGTAGTTTTAATAATGCTTTTACGAGTAAGCTTTGAAGCGGGTACACGATACGCTAGTTCAGTTTTTGGACGGTCCATACCGTCTTGTATCGGTTTAAAAAAGAATGGGTAGTTGACGGATATAGGGACAACCTTGTCTGTAAACATTTTCTTAGCATCGGCTCCAGATTTTGATAAAATACCGAATCGTGCGTCGACTGATATTGTAGCCATGTTAACCGTTTCTCCAGATGCCATGAATGAAAATCCACTACGTCTATTCTTGAGATACGACATGCCATAACATCTTGAGTCTGCTTTACAAGCTTCCCAGAAGATATAAAATAATCTGTTTGACTCTCTAAAATCTGGGTTCCCAACATCAATCTTGGACCACTGCAAGTACATGTAATGAGTACCAGTAATATAAGAAGGACCGGTTTTGTTATAAAACCAAAAACCTTCTTCACGTTTTTTAAACTCTTCATCAATATAGTCATACCATTCTGCTTTAAAGTTATCAGAGTAATTTTTCCAATCAAAAATGGTTTCAATTCTTTTTAATTCTTTTGGGTATTCTTGAATAACCCATTTATCTCCTTTGAATCTAGCTACTTTATTAGCTTTAGGTAAAGCTATTTTAAGATTCTGTATCTCATATATCTCACCAATTTCTCCAGTTTTACTAATGACGACCATATCATGCTCTTCATCGTATCCGTGCTTCCATTTCTTAAACTTATTATTTCTGTTTAAGACCTTAGTTTTCACATGGTTAGGTAATACTTTGTATAAGCTTTGCTCGTACATTATCTAGATCGTCTTTCTGCAAAACCTCCAAAAGCCTCTTTATCTCTTATCTGCGTTGGTACTTCATTAATTATATTCTCTTCGTCTTCAATACGTTTAAGTATTTCAAAAGCATCAAATATAGCTAGCTTTTTAGTAGCTGCAGCATTTTTTAACCTGTCCGCGGTAATATCCTCGCCTGAATCGACAATAGCTTCTTTAGCAACTTTAATAAGCTCTTCAACTGCTTTGTGCCCAGCTTGGATTATACTCAGCTTGATTTCCTTGGTGTCCATATTTAATTACAATATCATTAGATTTCATACAAAAAACTCTTTGCTTATCAACAATAAAATCCCATTCACTATTAGGTGTAAAACCTACTACATCACCTGGGTTAATATTAAGAGCTTCTAATGACTTATTACCATATTTTAATATACCAATAAGCTTTTGCTCTTTATCAGTCGTTAGAGAGTCTTTATTTTTTAAGGGCATTACAAAGCATCTGTCTCCAAATGATTTCCAATCCCCAGTGTTTTTATACAAATATATTTGATCTATAGCGCAGAAATATAAATCATCTTTAAAATATGATCTACTATTCTTTTTTACACCTTTCATGTCATAGAATACTCTAAAAACATTATGGTGTATTAATATTATATCTCCTTTTTTAATATTTGTTTTAAATGCCTTTGGTGTTTCTACTACAACTGCTAGATTATTGACAGCTTTAAAACTTTCTATTTTAGTATTTAAAACTAAAGTCTTGTCACCAATTTGTATCTCGTTTTCATATCTATCACCAAGAGGTTTGATGATGAAGTCGTACAAGCTCTTCATTAATACTCTAAATCGTATTCAACAGATATAGCCATGTTAGAATTAAATTTCTTCCATGGCATTACCTCATCTTCTTTTTTAATGTATATACTGTAAGAGTTTGATTTTTGATCGTGTAGGATAGCTGTGATTGTGTGTCCACCATAAACGTTTTGACCAACTGCATAGTGCATAGCCTCATTTTTATAGTCAGTTCCTATACTGATCTTTCTTACAATAGAGCTCATTATGCTTTAGACATAACTGGTTTAGCCTCTTCTTCTTTTTCAACTACAGTATAACTACCGTCTGTTAAATCAATATTAATTGGCCCGTACTCATCTTCAAGTTCTTTTTTAGTAGCTTCTAATTCTTTAGATGCTTCAACTTGCATCAACATAACTTCATGCTTCTTAGCTTCTAAAAAGCCAACGTCAATTAATAGCGCTTGCATTTTAGCTTGTTGATCTTTAATAGCTTTTAGCTGTTCAGTTTTAATAGCTTTAACTTCTTTTCCTTCCACTTCAATAGTTTTTGTTACTTTACTCATAGTTTTAAATTTAATTTGATTTATTTATATAATCACTTGTTTGAATATTATTTACATGCCACCATACCCGTAGCGCTACTTCCAGTTGCCATAACATAATCAACAGCCACCGGTAATATTGTTCCAGCAGGAACAGCACGGAATATAACTGCATCTCCAATAACAGGTAAATCGCTTTGAACCGCTCTTATACAGAATTTACAATCTAACCCGCTTCCAGCTTGCGCTACAGTTATGATGTCTCCAACTGAGTAATTTGCTCCAGTCGCATTTATATCTATTTCTGTTACAGCTCCGTTTGGCGCAGTGGCTAAAGTTATAGATCCATTGCTTCCTCCGGCTTGTACTATTGTTAATACGTCTCCAACTGTATAACCAATTCCTCCATCTATTATTTCAAAAGTTAATATCGCTCCTGCTCCACTAACGCTTAAAATATTCCCAGACATTCCTCCACCTTGTAATATTGTAAAAGGAGCAACACTATACCCTGTTCCTGGAGTTAATGCATTTGTTGATGGTACTGGAACTACAATATCTACTGTTAAACCTGCTGGCACAGTAGCTGGCGAATTAGGAACAGTAGTTACATCTGTTGTTGCTACAGCATTACCTTCCACATAGCCTGAACCTGCTGCAAATCCTGCATAAAAAGGATTAGCTCCTTTAAATATTGCATCTAAATTTAACCCTGTAACCTTGTTTTGTATACCTACTACATCTGATAGTATAGCTCTAACATCACCAGTTGCTCCAACGTATATTAAAGAACCAGTTAAATTAGTACCTAGCGTTCCTGATTGATTTTCAAACAACCACGCAGATGGACCTGATATCGTATCATTTCCAGCGCCTATTGGCAAGGCTTTACCTACCGCGCCATTTGTTACTCTGTATATTCCCATAATTTTTATTTATTTTTATTTTTTTGTTTTTTCCCAGGTTCTACCTACAAAATAAGCTCCATAAACCGTTATAAGTAACGATTGAAATATTGGATGATATTGTTGAGCTACTGAAAATTCTCCTAGGTTTCCATCAAAAAAACTTAACAATGTAAACACAAACGTTAAGTATATCAAAACCATAGGTCGTATATTTTTAGATAAGAAACTGTCTGATTTCATATCATACTCCCAACGTCTACTAACTTGCTCTTGAGCTTCGGAATCAGCTTTCTCTAAGATCTCTTGAATAAGTCTCTGAGCTTCTAGCTTTTCTTCTTTTGTAGTAGTAAGCTTATCAATGACATCACCAACTTGTTTGATGATGCCACCTGTAAGCCATTGTATTATTTTACGCATTTTAATTTATTTAATTAGTCTAAAACTTTTTTGGTTTCATACTTTTACTTTGCTCTACAAAGAATTCAGTTGTTTGAGGGCTTTCACCTTTAGTCATTCCTTTTCCAAGTATTTGCGCAAGGTCACCCGTTGTTGCGTGAGCCCTCATGCCAGCATCCTTAGCTCTTGCCATGTTTCCAAATTGTTTTGCTGCTTTTATTTTATCTGTTTTTGCTAATTTCGTAGAATCTGCAAAATTTTGTGCTGATTTTAAAGCCTCTTTTTTAGGATCTTTTGGATCTGTCATTTTAAGACCTCCTACTAAACCATTTGGTAATCCATTACCTGTTTTTGCTTTTGGCGTTTTACCACCTATCATTTTAAATGCCATTTTTAATATTTTAATTTATTAGCTGCCCATGCAGGTTTTTCCCACGGTAGGTTTTTATCTCCTTCGTCAAAAGTAGATCTTGATATTTTTTTACCTTTCCAATAAACATTTTTTTCGTCATAATCTAAATCACCGTCTTTCATTTGCTTTAAGTGAACTTTCTCATGTCTTAATACGTCTTCTTGTACTTCAGGTTTTAAGTTTTTATTTATTATAACTGATCCGTTTTTTTGCGCCATACCCATAACTCCTTCCTCCATATCTTGTTGATATATTGGAGTGTTGTCCATAGATATACTGCCTCTTTTCATAAAGAATGCCATATTACTTTATAGGTGTTTCAATTACATAACTAGCACCTGGAAATATATAATCATAACCTGGGTACATTATTTTGGCATAGCCATTGTTGTCAACGCCTAAAACTTTAAATTCTACTCCTTTCATTGTAATATTTTTTCCCATAACTTTGTTTTGAGAATTATTTACATCAGGGCTATTTTTTAAATATCCAGTTTTAGTTGTTTTCATTTAAAAATACCACAGGATTTTTAAGCCCTGTGGATTTTGTTTAATTACGGTGTAAATATAGCCGATCTAAATTGATTGATGATAGCCGGTCTTACAATAGGTACACGTCCTTGAGCTACGCTTTGACCAACTGGGTTTTGAGCAGTTGTTAAAGGTGGAACTACAGTAGATACTACTCCTCCTGGATTAGCTGTCATAGCTGCGTTAAATGAAGCGATAGCGTCTGCTATTCTTGTTGCAACTGTTGCAGGTGCCACTACAGGCGCCGCTAAGATAACAGTGTACAGTGAAGTTGCACTAGTATCAGTTGTAATTATTACAGTTGTTAAAGCTGCTGCTCCTGCTCCAGCACTTGTTGCCGTGATTCCTCCAATGTGACTAATTGGGATAATTGTTTCTCCAACTACTCCTGCTACAGAAGTTGTTGGTACTTTTAAAAATTGTGCCATTTTTTTGATTTGTTTAGGTTAGTGTTAGTGTTAGTGTTTGGCGTTTTTGAGTTTTATTACAGACCTCTACTGTTTTACATTCTACTTTTTGTATGCTTTGACATCCAAGATCCTCCAGATGCTCTAGAAGCTATAGGATTGTCATTCATTAAGTTCTTTTTTTCTTGAGCATTAGATTCCATGTATGGTCCTTTCATTTTTGGCGCATACATGCCTACTCCTTCTCCAGCTCCTTCTTTAACGGCCTCTTCAGCCTCGTATTCACCGTCTTTTCTAATAGACTTGTTTTTTGACTTAGAATCTGCTAGTGCATTTTCAGATAAATCTTTTACAATTTTTTTTCTTGATTTTTGCTTAGGAGGCATCATTTTCTGCTTAGTAGGCGTCATTTTTTGCTTAGTAGGCGTCATCTTCTGCTTAGGAGCAGGAGCTTTTTTCTCTTTTTTAGCAGCTATAGCAGCCACTAATTTAGCTGGAAGTTTAGCTCTTTGTTTTGCATTTTGTTTTGGTCCTTTTGCGCTTGGCATAATTTCTATTATTTATTTAT